CGGCATTGGCGGACCGGCTGCGGGAGTTATCGGCGGCGCATACGCAGGCGGAGACGGTGGCGAGGGTGGAGATGGCGGCGCAGGCGGCTACGGCGCGGCAGGAGAGGAGGGTGATGACGGGGAAACCGTCAGCTTCGCACTCCCCACAACCGCCACCATCCGCTGCAAATACTGGTTTTGCGACTCCGCCGACATCATCGTTGTCACCACGCCGCCAACGGATACGGCGACGGTTGGTCATGTGTTGCTTGCGTCGATTGCGATTGTTGATGGAGTTGTGAAAATCAGTCAATTCCACGAAGGAGTAATTACCGCACCAGTCGTCACCTTGCCTTACATCGCGGCCTGACGCACTTGTCAGAATCAGATTGACGACTTGGCTGAATCCGGCTAAAATCAAGTAGCGCACACGCGCCGGGAATCTGAACACTCCCGCAACAGATGACAGATTTTCCACTCCTTATCCGTGTCCGGCTTCATCTCCGGTGTTCAGCGCGGAATGAGGGGTGGATTTTTATTGAGCCGTGACCAAAAAAACGCAATCACTCCCAATTGAGCTCATTCGCGAAGCATTGGAGCTTGACCCGTTATCTCCGTCTGGTTTGCGCTGGAAAACAAGGCCGCTTTCTCATTTCAGCAGCGTCCGTGGATGGAAGATATTCAATTCCAGATTTGCCGGAACTCGCGCCGGGGCAAAAAACGCAAACCACAAACCCATTCAAAACCGAAGCGTAAACAGATATTGGGCGCTGACTGTCGCGGGGCGAAACTGCTTTGCTCATCGAATTGTCTGGATCTTGACGTATGGAGAAGATCCCGTGGATTTCCATATTGACCATCGGGACGGAAACGGGATGAACAATTCGCCGGACAACTTGAGGATTGCGACCGTTCAGCAAAACTCAAGAAACAGGGACATACAGAGGAACAACAAAAGCGGATTTAAGGGCGTGATGTGGTGCAAAAGGCGCAAAAAATGGAGGGCAAAGATTGGCATTGGACGGCAGCAGGAGGATCTTGGTCATTTTTCTGACGTTCAGGCTGCGGCGGCGGCTTACAAGGCGGCAGCTAAACGGATTTTCGGAGATTTTTTCCATGAGAAATAATCGCACCCCAGCAATAAAAAACACTTGCGCACCCGGCGGGATGTGCAATAGTCCGGCGTTGGCAGCAGCCAGCGAAACCGAAACCAAACCGAAAATATGAACTCCGCAATTTACCCCGTCGAAATCAAATTTACACGCCATTTTACAAAGGGCTGGTCCAAGGGCTCAACCTATAGGGATTCGCTCAGATTCGTATCAAGGGACAGAGCAGCCAAATGGCTGCGCGGCGTCAGGGAAAACGTCAGGGCTGGCGAACTTGATTTCCGAATCACACTCAAGTGACTATTGCGCCGCCCCTTTAACCGGGGGCGGCTTTTCTCGCCTATGAAGACTTTCCTCGAACGCCAACACCGCCAGCGACTGCAAGAGCGCGGCTGGGAAGCGCAGGTCCACGACTTCCACAGCAACGGTTGTCAATTCCGCTTTTGCGGCCGCGAGTATTCCTTGACCAGCTCCGGCAACGGCTTCCTTGTGCGATGCGGACAGGATCAAATCTGGCCCGTCGCCACATACCCAGACGCCGCGCTGGCGCACGTTTGGAGACACTCACGCAACCAATAACACAACCGAAACCATGGACAAAACACCACTCGAATACTTCGCAGAACCCGGAAAATCCATCGACGACGCTTGCCGCGAATCGCTGCGCATTGCAAACACCAACAGGCTTACTGTTTGGTTTAACTTCAATGGGACGCGGGTTGAGGTAGAGCCCGGAATGTCGATTTTGGACGCATGCAACCAATACTTCCGCAAACGATACCCCGTCAAATCGGAACCCATGACAGACTCTCAGAAGAGAAAGGCCGCACTCGACGCCGTCGAACGGTGCCAACAATACGCCAAAGACAACGCCACCACTATCGCCAACGATGCGGCGATGCTGCTTGCGTTCGCGAAGCAGTCAGGATGGATTTACCCGGAGCTTTCGGAATACGCGCGGCTGCGCGATCACGCCGACGCAATGATGCGGGAGGTGCTGCCATGATCCCCGACGACCGCACCGAAAATCTGGAGCCGCCAGACTGCGACATGGACGACCAGCCCGTCATCTGCGAGCATTGTTTCGCTCAAGCCGAGGACGAATGCACGCTCTGCGCGGAGTGCCAACGCGAGGCCGACGCCATCAACGGCATCTACGAAAACGGCACGGAGGAAACCGTTAAGATTAGCCTGCCGAAGTTCAAGACAACAGACGGGCGCGGGACGTGCGGGCTGGATTTTGCGCACGATCATCTCAGGTGTCCACTCATCCGCAGCCACGGTTTCGGCTATCATTATGCCTGCGCATGGACTGGTCACGCCATCTTTCCAGACAAATCAGACGGCAGCGGCTACCTCCGCCCCTGCGAAAACTGCCCGATTCACAAATCTCCATGACCACATCATACCGCATCCACCTCATCCTCAAAGGCGAGGAACGCCCGACAAAACACGAACGCGCAAGCATGGCCCGATTCGCAATCGCGGCGAACAAACTCCTTGCAGCGCCAAAATCCCCAGCGAACACAACCACTCACCCGAAACCAAACTAACCACAACACCACATGAACGACACCGAACTCACCATCGCGGCAACGTCCGCAGAAACCGCAGCCTTTGAGCTTGTTCAGCGGCAGGCGAAAATGCTCGCATCGTCCACCCTCGTCCCGAAGGAATTCCAGAACAACATGGCCAACTGCGCCATCGGGTTGAACATCGCCAAACGCCTCGGCGCTGACCCGTTCATGGTTCTCCAGAACATCGACGTGATTCACGGACGCCCCAGTTTTCGCGCCACGTTCCTGATTGCCATGGTCAACGCATCAGGCCGCTTCTCCCCGCTCAAATTTAAGCTAGAAGGCGACGGTGCGGAGCGGACGTGCTACGCCTACGCCACCGACAAAGCCAGCGGCGAAACCGTGGATGGTCCGGTAGTTTCGATGGCGATGGCGAAGGCTGAGGGGTGGTCTACCAAGGCGGGCAGCAAGTGGTTGACGATGCCGGAGTTGATGTTGCGCTATCGGTCTGCTGCATTCTTCGCGAGGTTATACGCCCCGGACATCACACTTGGGATGCAGACGGCGGAGGAAGTCGAGGACACTGACCCGCCCGAACGCAACATCACCCCAGCAAAGGTGCCGACGGTCGCCGGACTGTTTGCGCCGGTGGATGCGCCGGTTGAGAATTCGCTGGCGTTGCTCATTACTAAGCTGGACGACGCTGGAATTGATCCTGAAATCGCAACGTCCTATCTCCGCGGTCAAGCTGTAACCGAAGCTTTATTTTTCAGAGACATCACCGACGACGAAGCCCGCGCCGCGCTCACCGGATTCTCCCACCTCGAAAAAGCACTCGTTCCAACCACATGAAACCCCTCATCCTCATCCTCGCCATCACCGCCACCGCATCCGCTCAATCTCCCGGCAACCGCGGGAACAACGGGCGCGGAAGCTACGACTACGGCCACAGCAGCCACAGCAGCAACAGCTATTCAGTGAGTGACTGGAGCGACAACCACACATCGGACACGCTGCCGCATGCGGTCCCTGAGCCATCATCCCCGCTCGTCATGCTGATTACAACAGGGCTGGCGTTGATCGGTCGCAGGAGCCGGAAACCCGGACGCGGGAAGTGGATTCGGGAGAAACGGATCGACCTCCGCACGGTGCGCATACTGTGAATAATCGCTTGCGCTGACCAGATCGCAGGCATAAAAGGGGGCGCGCATCTTCCAAACGCGCAACACTAACCGAAAGCACAATGACAACCGAATCAGACCCCAGACAGGGCCTTCCCTCCGCGTCCAGCCTCCACCGGCTGGTCAACTGCCCCGGCTCGTATCGCGCCGAACGCGACGCTATCGCCCGTGGAATGACCCCACCCGACGACTCCGACGACGCAGCAAGCGGCACGCGGATTCACCGCTGGCTTGAGACGGAGAGTGACGAGGACTGGCAGGCGCTCAGCTACTCAGAGCAGCAGACGGCGGCGCGGTGTCAGTCGCAGGCGCAATGGTTGCTGTCGGACTTTGCAAAACGGCATGGGAATCTGATATGGGGGTCGCGGGAGCGCAGGTTTGCAATCAACGCTTTCGGAGTGGTGTTTGATGCTGCGGGTGCGCTACCGCGAATCGGAACTGGTCAAGCCGACCTGACCGCGTTGGCGGGGGATCACTTGCTTGTCATTGACTACAAAACCGGACGCGGGGACATTACTCCCGCGGATGCCAACGACCAGTTGCGCGGGTTGGCGGTTTTGTTCAATCACCTCAACCTTGAATCCGTGGAGGTGGCAATCGTCGCGCCGATGGCCGGACAGCCCACGGTAGCAGTATTTGATCGGGACGCACTCAAGGCCGCGAAGGCATGGCTGGTGCAAACGTGGCTGCAAGCCCCAGACGCCACGGAGACGGCGGCTGGCGCGTGGTGCCAGTATTGCCCAGCCAGACTCGCCTGCGGCACCTACGCGGCCCACAACGCCGCCACGCTGGCTCCACTGACGCGGGATGGGTTGCCCCCGGACAAAGTGAAGGAAGCGCTGTTTGCTCGCGCCTACGAAGCCGACACGGCGACCCTTGCGGAAATGGGAGAGCGCGTGCGGATGTTGGAGTGGGGCGCGGCTGCGATCAAGGCAGCGATCCGCCGGCGGCTCGAGGAAGGCGGACTGGCAGCGGACGAACTCCGTGATGCCGGGTGGGAGTTGGTGGAATCGAACGGAAACCGCGAGATCCTTGACCCGAACCAAGCCGCGATTCTGCTCGCGCCGTTACTGGCGGGGGCGGAGGGTGGAGCGCAAGCCGCTTTGATGCGGGCGGCGAAACTCAGCGCAGCAACCCTCACCGAAGAAATCCACAAGGCATCCGGCAAGAAATCCCCGACCCGGTACAACATGACGGCGAAGCAAGCCAAGGACGCACTCGCGCAAGCGCTGGGCGAGCTTATGACGCAGAAAACGAAAACCGAACTCCAACACACACCGAAACTCAAATGATAACCGCCGCCGAACTCAAAGCCCACGAAACAAAAGAGTGTGGCCTTTGTAAATGCGCCATTGAACGCGGCAGTTTGGACAACTACCACTGGAACAGATTGAAGTTTTGCAGCCAGAGGTGTTCCGCACTCTATCGCGGCGTTCTGATCGGTGGATGGCGAAATGACAAGAAGGAGTGCAAAGTCTGCAAGGTGCTATTCGGCCCTCGCCCCGGAATCCCGAAAGGATGCTGGCGCAAGCTCAAGTGCTGCTCAGAGGAATGCATGAGGAAGGCCCAGACGGGCCGCAGGCGTTGCATTGATCGGACTGGGCCAAAATACCGACTCCGGCGCGTTCCGATGGACCCGGCGCAATGCAATACACCCAGCCAGCGACTGCGGTTTCTTCGCCTGTCAAAATCACCCGAAGGCATCAAGAAACCCATCGGAGTTGAGGAGATGGCACGCCTTGCCAAAATCGGGCACTCGACACTGGCAAAAATTGAGTCATCCGACCCAACCGTTCCCGCAAAATGCATCGAAAAACTATGCGCAGCCCTGAAAATACCTCTGGACATGCTGCACTGGTCGCATAAAAAATGGGTGCGAGTCGTGACCAACATCGGACTCACAGCAACCGAAACCATCAAAACCGAATCATGACCCCAACCGAACTCACAAAAGCCATCGTTGCCACGCGCAACGAACTGTCAGACGCCATGAGGCGAAACCCTGATAACATTTACAGGAGACTTCCGCAGGCGGCGCAGGATGCGTGGGATGAATTGGCGTTACCGCAGGTCTGGTTGACGACCTTCCCTCGAAAGCTCATCAACGTCATCACATTACGGGCGGCGCGTATGACAGAAGGAGACGCATGAAAACAGGCCGAATCATCTCCGGCGGGAAATTCCCCGTCGTCACCCCGATTGACGGCCCACAGAAAACGGACTGGCTCAGGTCCGATCAGGGGGTTGAGGTGCTGGACCGCCTCGCGGATCAGGACGGCTGGAGCGGCGAGATTGAAGTGCGAACCATGACAAATATCAGAATGGCAGTCCCTGCCGATAACATTGAAATGACCCTAGTATGAACGAAGACGACTACATCTTTATCAACATTGACGTTGACCTCATTAACCCGGATTACATCCACGAAGGACGCAGTCGGGATCAGCTTGATTTCGTTATCAAGAAGGCCCTCGCGCCGTCGTGCGGCAACGACCTGCGTGTTTATCAGCAGGTTCCCAAAGCCAAGCAAACCCCGGAAACCCGGCAGATTCCGGTGGGTTGGGGCAAAGTGAGCCCTCGCCCGCGCTTTTCCGACGAAAAAACCACCGACACCTACTGACCCATGGAACCACTCAGTATCAAGATCGACGTTACGAAGATTGACAAGGAAGCGCTCTACAAAGGGGCCAAAGGCACGTACCTAACGCTCACGGTATGGCCAAACAAGGACGGTGAGGACCAGTACGGAAACCACGCCAGCGTGAAGCAGGATTTGGGCAAGGATCGCCGCGATGAGCAAGCGCCATTCATCGGCAACGCCCGCATCATCCAGCGCAAGAACGCGCCACGCTCCGCGCCGCCAGCCAACTACGAGAAACTTCCGACTCGGCAGGAGATGGAAGATGAAGATTCTATCCCGTTTTGATAGGAAACCAACCAAAAAACACCATGACACCAGACGAAATTCAGAGCAAAGCCGCAAAACTTGCGGCGCATTACACAGCGCAGGCGAGCGGTGAAACGATGCAATGGTTGAGCCCCAGAAGCGGGTGGATTGATTATGACCATTACGGCCCAACCCTTGATAGCGACCTTTCCAAATGGCGCGTCAAGCCAAAGGGAAACCGCATCTGGATTTCCGGCACCGCATGGACTGACAGCCCGGTCATCGCCGCCGCGCTCCGGGAAGTCGGTCAGGAAGCCCGCGAATTTGTGGAGGTGATTCCATGAGCGCACGGTCATTCGGAGACATCAAAGCCGAGTTTGTAAACGGAGAATGGGAGTTTTGCTATTACGGCAACGCCTACTTCTCGGAACGAACAATGGAGCAATTTGAAAACGACATCCGCGCCGCTCGCCTTTGGGTGCGGGATCAAAAACAACGCCAGAAAGCCGAACAAGACACGCCAGAACTACCGCTATGACCGCACCAGAACTACTCCGCCGCGCCGCCGACATCATCGAAGCAAGAGGCACTGAATACGACACCACTGGCATCAAGCAAGAACGGTCCATGCCGCGCATCTGCGAGCTTTTCGGTGAGGCAACCGGACGGCAGATGACGATTGGCGAGGGATACCAATTCCTGATTGCGCTCAAAACCGCACGGATTGATCGCTCACCGGATCACATTGACAGCTACCTTGACCGGCTGGCGTATCAGGCGCTCAAGGATGAGCATGATTTGGGAGGTGGTGCGTGACATCGGATTTATATTTCGGAATCGACGGCGGCACCACCGGCGGCATTGCCATCATCTACGGCAGCACTGGCGGCATCCACGAACTGCGCCCCATGCCGCTGAAAAACGGCATGATTGACGGGTCGGCGCTGGGGTCGATCTTTCATTCGTACAACAGCCCCTACGACACCATCACGGTGGCAATTGAGGATTGCCCAAAGCACGCGCAGTCAAAAGCCGCCATGCGCTCCATGGGAATCTCATTCGGGATCATCTACGGCCTTGTCTGCCGCGAACTGCCGACAAAGCTCATCACCACCGTCCGCTCCGGCAACCCGAAAGACTCATGGCAGCGTGCTGTGCTTGGCAAGGTTCCGCAGGGAGGAACAAAGGCGGCTGCGTTTGAGAAGGCACGGAAGATTTGGCCAGATCAGGAGTGGCCCACCAAATGGCCGAGGGGGACAGTGCCGCACGACGGTCTGATCGACGCCGCACTAATCGCCCACCACGCCCGAAACCTTGACCTTACCAAGCCATGAACGACTACTGGAACGACCCGCCAGACTACCCGGACCCGCCCGAATGCTGCGGGCAGGAGATGGAGACGAACGACAAAACAGGTGGAGTCATCTGCCGTATTTGCCAACGCAGCATTGATCCCGAACCAGAAGTTGAGCCGCTCGGTTTAACCGAAGACGTGGATATTGCGAACACCTGCCGAACATGCGGGGCTGTGACGGATTGCGTGTATTGCTCCAATGCGTGCGCCCCAGCGTGCGCTCACGGCAACAAGGGATCATGCGACGATTGCGACTACTTATCGGACCTTGCGTTTGATGCGGCGAGGGAATCTGCATAGAAAAACCCTTGACACGCCCCCGAAATAGCACCACAACCACCCGCCGCGAGGCACAACCGAAACACAAAATGACATACGACGAATTCATCACGCAGAAAAGCCGCGTCACCAAATCCCACGGATTCAATCCACTCCCAATCACCGCCCCTCTTTTTGACTGGCAAGCCCACGTTGTTCGATGGGCCGTCAGTAAAGGCCGATGCGCGGTGTTTGAGGATTGCGGGCTTGGCCAGACGAAGCGCGAGGCTGACAAATTCAAGATCCCTGCCGCCGTTGTTTCCGATCAGTCGCAGTGCGCTGGTTTCGGTGTCTTCATCACAAATTACGAAAAACTGGATCACTTTGATCCGGCGGAGTTTGCTGGCGTCGTCCTAGACGAAAGCTCAATCTTGAAAGCGTTCACTGGCAAAACCAGAAAGCGACTCACTGACGCATTCGCCAACACGCCATATCGGCTCGCATGCACGGCCACGCCGTCACCAAACGACTACACGGAATTCGGACAACACGCCGACTTTCTGGGGATTTGCAGCCCGATGCAGATGCTGGCTGAATTCTTCATCAACGACACATTCAACACAGGCGACTGGCGCGTCAAGAAGCACGCAGAAAAGCCATTCTGGGAGTGGGTGGCATCTTGGGCGGCATGCGTCGGCAAGCCGTCTGACATTGGATTTTTGGATGACGGTTACATTCTTCCCTCGCTCAATCTGGAAACTATTGTCGTTGACGTGGACGAAGTGACAGGGGCGCAAGATGGGGATTTGTTTCGCCACGCCACAATGTCAGCGACGACGATGCATCGCGAAATGCGGATGACATCACCCGCCCGCGTTGCGAAGCTGGCGGAACTGGTCAATAACTCCGACGAGCAGTGGTTGGTGTGGTGCAACACCAACGACGAGAGCGACCAACTGAAAGCCGCGATTGCCGACGCCGTAGAGATTCGCGGCAGCGACACCCCGAAACACAAAGACGAGTCGATTGTGGGATTCATCGCCGGAACCATTCGCGTGATTGTCAGCAAGCCGTCAATTTGCGGATTCGGGATGAATCTGCAAAACTGCCGCAACATCGCATTCGTCGGGCTTTCCTACTCGTTTGAGGACTTCTATCAATCACTCCGCCGATCCTATCGTTTCGGGCAAACCAAGGAAGTCAACGCGTACATCATTCAAGCCAGCACAGAGGGCGCGATCATCAAAACCATTCAGCGCAAGATTCAGCAGCATCAAGAAATGCAGATTCAGATGAAAGCCGCATCACAGGCTTTCCAAGACCAAAACCGAACATACACTATCATGAAAACCGACATTCACAGCGAAACCGGAGACGGCTGGACGATTCACCATGGCGATTGCGTCAGGGTCGCGCAATCAATCCCCGATCACTCTATCGACTTCTCCGTCTTTTCTCCGCCGTTCGCGGATTTGTTCACATACTCCAACGATATGCAGGACATGGGGAACTGTTCCGACCTCGCGGAATTCACGAAACACTTTGAGCTACTGATTGCCGAGATGCGGCGCATCATGGTTCCGGGGCGCGAGGTGGCGGTGCATTGTGTTGATCTGCTTTCAACGAAGTGGAAGCACGGGCGCATCGAGTTTCAGGACTTCAGCGGGGAAATCATCCGCGCATTCTGGCGTCACGGGTTTCTGTTCCATAGCCGAATCTGCATCTGGAAATCCCCCGTCACTGAAATGCAGCGGACGAAGGCGCACGGCCTGCTCTACAAGACGCTTTGCGGTGACTCGACTGATTCGCGGGTCGGATGCGCTGACTACTTGTTGGTTTTCCGCGCTCCGGGCGACAACCCCAAGCCTGTCACAAAGGACCGCAGCAAGTACCCTGTGGACTGGTGGCAGGAGGTGGCGTCTCCCGTCTGGATGACGGTGGATCAGGGGAGGGTCTTGAACCGCGATGGGGCGAGGGATCACCACGACGAAAAGCACATCTGCCCGCTCCAACTGGACGTGATTGAGCGGGCGATTGAGCTTTGGACGAATCAGGGGGATCTGGTTTACTCGCCGTTCACTGGCATCGGCAGCGAGGGCCACGGGGCGCTTTCGCTTGACCGGCGATTTGTTGGGTCGGAACTCAAGGAATCATATTTTCGGCAGGCGTGCGAGAATCTGAAAAACGCCAAGGCCCAACTCAGCCTGTTTTGATGAGTTTGACAAACGCAACACCCGCGATACCGTAAACCAGCGCCACGCGCCGCCGATTCGACCCCGGCGTCCAACATGATAAAACTTGCCCTTCCCAGAACACGTCCAGGCATTTCATGGCCTTGGGTCGAACGTGCGACGGGAGGGGCCCTTTTTTGCCCATGAGTCACCAGATGCAACGAGCGTTCTACGCTATCCCATTGCCGCCGACCGCAAAGCTCATCGGGCTGACGCTGGCGTGGCACCACAACGCCGAAAGCGGGAGGTGCGACCCGTCCGTGTTGCTTCTGGCGAAGGAGACGTGTGTCTGCGAACGGTCGATTTCCATGGCGCTGAAAACCTTGGAGGCAGACGGACACATCACTATCATCAGGCGGACCGGACAGCACAACCATTATCTCCTCCACCCCCGCAGCAAATGCGGTACCGCATCAGATGCACCCCCGCAGGAGATGCGGGAGACCCCCGCAGCAAATGCGGTACCACCCCCGCAGCAAATGCGGTACACCCCCGCAGCAGATGCAGCCAAACTAGAAGTAACTGGAAGAGTGAACAGGAAAGAACCGGAATCATTCGCATCCGCTGCCGCGAATGCAGGGGGATCTGATTCTCTTTTTCCAATCGAACCACCTCAACCGAAACCGCCGAAGGAACGGAAGCCGAAGCCCGAAACCGAACTCGACCCCCGGCAAACCCCGATCATCCAGAAACTCGCGGACGTCTACCAGACCGCTATGGGCGAAAAACTCTGCATGGACGCTGCCGACTGGTCCCGCACCCAGTCCGGGCTCAAGAAACTCCTCCCCCTCATCCCGGACGCGGACAAGGACGACATTCTGACGAACTGGTACAACGTGCTGGTCATCTCAAAAAACGGAAGCCACGTTCCCGCACTTGTTCACACCGCCACCCGCCCCTTCAATTTCCTCAACAAGAAAAACTACGACGTCGTGAACCGAATGGTTGTGGACGTCTCCCAACGCCAACCAAGAGGCCGACGTAACGACGCCAACCACGAACCAAACCCCAACTCCGAATATGGATTCTGAATTTACCGACGCACTCCGGCCCGACGGAACCGGACCTTGCCCCGGCTGCAGGCAAGACGTTCCATTCTTCATCGTCTGGAAAAAACGCATGGCCGAATGCCCACCGTGCCAAGCCGCCGAAAAGGAGCGGAAGCGATTCCTTCGCCGCAAAGAGGACGCATTGGCCGCATGGTTGGACACGACGCCGCCCGCGTTTCAGCAGAAAATTGAGCCGTACCGAATCCACGCCGCCATTCGCCCCGCCCTTGACCTCGACGGCGCAACGGGCGTCGGTTTTGCCGGATCGTCTGGGGGCGGAAAGACCAGAGTGGCCTACAGATTGCTCAGGATGGCCGCAGTGCGCGGATTGATGCCGTATGCGGTGACGGCGGCGGAGTACCGGCAGGCGAGCGCAAACAGGCACCACAACGATCCAAGCGTACGAGGGGATGCCGTGGCGACACTCAAAAACGCTCACAATGCGCAGGCGCTGTTGCTGGACGACATCGGCAAGGGGGCGACGACGGCGACCGGGGACGAGGCGTTGTATGATTTGTTGAACGACAGACGGGACCACGGGAGGCTCACATTCTGGACGGCAAACGGGAGCGGGGAGTGGCTGCGGGATCGGCTGGGAAAAGACATGGGTCCGGCGATTCTCCGGCGGATGGTTGATCTCGTGACCCCGCCCGGAGGCAAGCCGCAGATTTTTGTGTGCAAGGCGGACAAACCCGAGGAGGACAAATGAGCGACGACGAAAAAATCAGGTGCGATTGGTGCGGCAACGCGCGGAAGCCGAGCGCATACGCAGGGGATGAAATGTGCGTGCATCTCACCAACGTGTGCGCGTGGTGTCGCGGGGTGGAGACGCGGAGGAACGGGAGGGCGAAAAAAGCCTTGCAAGGCGAGAAAAAAAGCAACACCGTGTTTGAGTTATGACCGAACGCAAACCCCGCACCCCCGAACAAGCCGCCCGAAACCGCGCAGCCGTCGCGGCGAAACAAGCCGCTCGCGCCATCGCAGAAGGCAGGCAACCCGGACGCAAGGGCAGACCCCCGGTTGCGTGCGGTGGGTGCGGGGCAAAATCACCAAAGGGACCGAACGGGAAATGCATGTCGTGCGGGCACAAGCCGACATTCGGAAAGAAAAAAGCGAAAAAGACTTGCACGGACTGAGGGATGTGGCAGAATCCGGTGTCAGCAACTCCAACCGAAATCAAAAATGAACACATCAGACCTCGCCGCCGCCCTTGCAATTCTCGGCTCCAATCAAGGCAACCCAATCGAGCAACTCCAAGAAGCTCTCATGTTCCAAGCAGCAAAAGACGTTATTGCCGCACTGCACCCCGATCACCCCAGCCACCCGGCGGAGTGCGAATCACTCTCCGAAGAAATTGCGGCAGCAGTGGCAATGAGCGAAGAAATTCACTGCCCGACTGAAGGCTGGGATTACTGGTTTGGTGATGCCACGCCATTCCGCGCCTACGAAAACGCCGTCAAACTCTACAACCTCGCCGCATGACACTTTCCCGGCCCGCCACCGTCTCCGCTCTGGCGAGTGGAGCAGTCTGCAACTCTCACAAAATGAGGGGACGAAAATTGAAGACTGAGGGGCGGGCTGGGGCAACTTTTGAACCGAAACCGAAACCCATCATGACATCACACCCAAACAACGACGAATGGACCGCCGAGGACATCGCAAACGAGCGGCGAACCGCAGCCGATGTGCAGCGCTCACTCGAGCGCATGCACGTCAAAATGGTGCTGTGGGTGGCTGTAGTCGCGGTCTTGCTGGGAGTCGCAATCCATTTTCTTGGAAAACAATGAATCACATCCTCGCATCAATCGGCTTTGTCGCCGTCGCCGTAATCCCTTCATGCGTCTCACCCGGCGGATCGTTTGAGGGTATTTACACGCTTCCCGGCGGCAAGGGCACAATCCGCGTTGAGGTGCCGCTTTACCGGATTCCGCTCGCGAGGCCGAAGTTGCCAGATCCGCCGAAAATCCCAGAATACCAGACGGAGCCAACCGCAGATCTTTTCCCCATCGAATCCAAATGACACCAGAAACCGAGTTTTTTATCGCGGCGTGGCGCACACTCGCGCAGGACGTCCACGGAAACGCCTGCAACAAAGGGTTTTGGGACACCGAACGCAACGACGGCGAAGCCATCGCACTCATCCACAGCGAGCTTTCGGAGGCGCTTGAGGCCCTCCGCACAGGCAATCCGCCGGACGATAAGGTGCCGTCGTTCAGCGGAGTTGAGGCCGAGTTGGCGGACGTCATTATCCGCATCATGGATCTGGCAGAAGGGCGCCGGTGGCGCGTGGCTGAGGCACTGGTTGCCAAGATGGCGTACAACGAAGGCCGGGAACGCCTGCACGGGAAGGAGTTTTGACATGGACAGACTTGCCACAATCTTTCTGGGAATCGGGGCCACGCTGCTTTTCCTTGCCTTTATCCAGAACTGCTTTTCGTTTGCGCCATGAAACACCAGATCATCCGAATGCACCCCCAGCCGGGAAAATCGACCAGCCCGACCGATTACGTACACCCGACGTTGGAGCAACTGACGCGAGCAGCGCAGGCCCGAATCCGCATGCGCCGCGCCGTTGTCGCAACCCTCGCCACTGACAAGCCATGAGCAACCTTGCCATCAGACAAGCCCTTGTCGAAATCGCCCGCCGCGACGTTGGGAAAGTAGAGCAAACGCGGAACCGGGCACCGTGGATCCAGCGGTACTGGACCGCCACCACACTCCCCAACGGGCACGCAGAGCGGCAACCATACTGCGCGGCTGCCGTGGCGTATTGGGTGCGGGAATGGCTCCGGCTGCCGGAAGTGCTGGACGCGCTCAAGATGACGCCCGCCGGTGCGGAACGATGGCGCTGCAAATCCCCAGCCGCGTTTGCGTGGCTTGACTGGGCAAATGCGCGGAGGTTGGAGGTGTTGAGCGACCGACCGACGGAGCGGTTGCGGGTTGGGGACTTGATGGTTTTCGACATCAGCCACATCGGGATTGTGCGGGACGACGACGGCGGGGCGGTTTACACCATCGAAGCCAACACCGGGAACGGCAGCGTGAGGGATGGGGACGGGTGTTTTGAGCGGGTGCGGACGCGGGCGCAGGCACGGGCGTTTATCCGGTTGATTGAGCCATGAGCCTTGAAAAATTCGCAAGGGAAAGACTGATGCGCGACCTTCCGGGGTTTCGGAAAAATGGGCTTCGGCACTGGCTCAAAGTTATCGACAAGGAGCATTGGCTGGAGGGCATGGTTGAAGAAAACAATCACGGGTTTGTGCCCGACGGAACGCGACTCAGACGGCAACCTCCACACAACCCGGATTATCAGGTTTTGACCCCGCTTGACGCATACGACGTCACTCTGGAGCTTTGGGAGATTGAGGACACAAGCAAAATCGGCGAGGTTAAAATGCTCAACATTCAGCGAATGGCGCATGATTTGTTTGATGCGTCCGCCGTGTTTACTGAGCTTTGGGTGACGAACCGTTACGGAAACCGCAGGGAAAAAGTCTGGGACATTCGCGACGAAATCGACGGCGGCGGCAAGATGGATTCCCATGAGCCGTGCGAGTGGATGACAGACGA